ATAGAAGAATTATTGACACAGATATTAGGAACTCTTCGTGTGCTAACGCATTATAAATATGAAGAGCAACTAATGGCAGGTATCCGTTCTTCCGCTGACGAACCTGATAATATGTTAGCGGATTATCTCAACCCTGCTTCAACCCTCAACAACATGACAAACTAGGAGTCATTATGTTAATTCAGAATCAAGTAGGCTCATTGCCTTCATCACGTCAAACCGCAGGTACACCCAATAACCCCGGTGGTACTTTCGGCGAGGCATTTGTATCAGAACTAGCCCCTCAGTATTATTCATTAGTAAAAGCAAACAAAGTGTTTACCTTGTCTGCCACTAACGTTAACTTAACTGGTTTCACTGGTGGTGCTGCTGGTACTCCAGCAATCGGTATTTATAACCCAGCAACATCCGGTACTGATATCGTTATTCTGCAAGCCCGTGTTGGCATTAAAACCACTGGTACTGCTGCAACTTCTAACGATTTTAACTTCTGGATGGCTAACCAAACCACTGCTGCGGTTTCAGGAACTCAGACTGCTTCTCGTTCGATGTATTCACAGCAGAACACAGGTTCCGTTTCATACGGTATGGTTAACGTTGCTAACACGGGTGCGCTTGCATCTACTTTGGTGGCCCCTTCTGTTTCAATCGGTACAACGACCACTACACCTACCCAGACTGTTGGTCTGTTCGTAGATGACGTGAAAGGACTGATTATTCTTGCTCCCGGTAACTACCTAGCATATGGTTTGTATGCAACGACTACCGCTGCTACGTTTGACGTTTCCTTGATGTGGGCTGAAGTACCTAGCTAATCTAGGATGGGGATTTATTATCTACGGCTAATAAATTAAAGAAGGAGTTCAGCAATGTTCTCCTTCTATCCCGTTTCGTCTGCACCATTTAGCTCGGCAAAAACTCCCGGCGCAGCAAATCTTCTTGGAGTAGTTGCATCAGGTTTAGCTGGAACAGTAGTTCCTCGGAGCACTGAATCAGAATCAGGTGTAGTCGCGTCAGGCGCATTAGGGCTTGTAGTACCTTTCTTATCACCTGCTTTCCCATTAACGGGAGTATCTGCGCAAGGTCTAATTCCGTACATTGGGCCGGTAACACCAAATGGTGTAGTAGCAAATGGATATGCTGGAATTGTTTTACCCGGTCCTGTTATTGCCATTTCTGGCGTAACAGCAAATGGAATTGCAGGTGCATTAGGTGGAGATTGGTACTGGACTGAAATAGACGACGATCAGTTGTATCCATATTGGACACCGATAATTACTCTCTAGGAAAATTATGTCAACGTGGACGCCTAATCTAAATATTCAGTTAATTGGGACCGGAGAGCAAAACGGATCATGGGGTACTACCACTAATGGTAACTGGCAATATTGCATGGAAAATGCAATTGTTGGTTCGACTCCTATTGTGTTCTCTGATGCAAATAAAACTTTAATTGCATCTCAATCAACAACCGATCAGCAATATCGGTATTTATATCTAAATTGTTCTGGAACGCTTACTGCTCAACGCACTTTATTTGTTCCAACAATTAACAAAAACTATATCGTCATTAACAACACAACTGGCGGGTATGGTATTCAAGTTCAAACGGCATCTGGAACAGGAATTGTTGTTCCAAGCGGAACAACTGTACCTTTATATGTAGATGGTACAAACGTTACTGCGGCATATAATTATGTGCCTTCTTTGTCGCTAGGTTCGGCATTGCCCATGTCTAGTGGCGGAACAAACAATGCAACAACGCCAACAGCAAATTCAATTGTCTATACATCAACAACAACGATTGGTGCTACAACGTATCCGTTGATGACATACGTTCCGGGTAATACCTCAACAACTCCTTTCTTCTTATCTTCAACAGGAACAGGTTCTGCGGCAAACGCGCCAACGTTAACGGGTTCAACAGGATCGGGATTGGTAGTATTGGCAAGTCAGCCAACATTCTCTGCTACACAGGGTAATGCACCATTTACTGTTAACAGCACAACGCTGGTAGCCAATTTAAATTCAGCGTCTGCGGCAAAAGTAAACAATGCATTGGTTCAGGGAGCAGGAATTACTTTTAGCGCAGGAACAACTTACGATGGTTCTCAGCAGGTCACTATAAGTGCTAGTGGTGTTACTTCTGTTTCTGGAACATCAAATCAAATTAATGCAAGCGCCAGCACGGGTGCTGTGCAATTAAGCATTTCATCAAATTATTCTGCCCCTTCAGTAGTTAACGCATTAACAGCTGGATCAGGTTTAGCTTTTAATTCTGGAACAACATATAACGGTTCAGCGGCTTTGACACTGAGCGTTACATCCGCTCCTTCAGTAACGAATTCATTAACAGCAGGAACTGGATTATCGTTTAGTTCAGGAACAACATTTAATGGATCAGCAGCAGTAACATTAAACTCCACTGGATCAACGCTAAATTCACAATCAGGAGCTTATGTATTATTAGCATCTGATGCTGGAAAAACTATTTCAATTTCTGCCGGAGGCATAACAGTAAATAATTCGGTATTTTCGGCAGGAAATTTAGTCACCATTTACAACAATTCTGCGGGATCACAAGTAATCACCCAAGGCTCAGGCTTGACGCTGCAATGGGCCGGTCAGTCTACATCGACTACAGGAAACAGAACATTGGGCTTATATGGTATTTGTACAATACTGTTTATTAGTTCATCTTCTGCGGTTATATCTGGAGCTGGGCTAACATAAAATGTCCATATTACAAATTTTATTTGCAATCAATACAAACGTTAATAACATAGTTCAAGCGTTTAATGGATCAATAAGTTGGGTAGCGCCTACTGGAGTTACTTCAATTAATTATTTAATTGTTGGCGGAGGCGGAGCTGGCGGATATAACATAGGTGGCGGTGGTGGCGGTGGTGGCGGGGTTCTTGTAGGGACTCAAGCAGTTACCGCTGGCTCATCTTATTCTGTTGTTATTGGTGCTGGCGGAGCACCTAATCAAACTAGCCCACAAAGAGGCGGGTCATCTTCTTTTGGTGGTGGTTCGACTGGAAATGGAGGCGGAGGTGGCGCTCAAGGACCACAAGCAGCAGCAGCCGGAGCATCAGGCGGAGGTGGGTCTGGACAAAATTCAACATTAAGCTCAGGGGCTTCTGGAAATTCTCCTGCTACCACTCCAGTTCAAGGATACAACGGAGGCGATAGCAACGTTAATAATCCATATCCTTCTGGTGGTGGAGGTGGAGCAGGACAAGCAGGGGGGAGCGGAGGCTCTGTGCAAAGCTCCACAAGCGGTAATGGAGGAAATGGTGCGGTTTCTACGATTACTGGAACTTCAACCTATTACGGTGGGGGTGGAGGCGGAGGCGGAAACTCAAACGGTGCAGTTGGAGGCAGTGGTGGTTTAGGTGGGGGTGGAGGCGGAGTTTCTTCTTCAAGAGCACCTATTAGCGGATTACAGAATACAGGAGGCGGAGGCGGAGGGTGTTATGACGGTGTATATCCGGGTTCAACGGGAGGTTCTGGAGTAGTCATAATTTCTTATGCAACTACATCAAAACCAACAAGACTTGTTTTTACAGGTACTGGAAGTTTTACGGGACCAGCAAATACTCCTAATGCATCTTATCTTCTTATTGCTGGAGGGGCTTCTGGTGGCATAGGTTCTGGCGGCGGAGGTGGAGGCGGTGCAGGTCAATTCTTAACAGGAACTACTGGAGCAATTGTTGCGGGAGCAAAATATACTGTAGTTGTTGGGGCGGGAGGACAAGGCGGAAGCCAAAATGTTGATGTTTATAGCAAAGGACATGACTCAGTTCTTTATGGCTTAGATTCTCAAGGATTCAATATTACAGCTTTTGGAGGTGCAGCTGGAGGTACAGCAGGTGTGCAAAGCGGTCAAGATGGATACCCTCCCGGCGGTTCAGGTGGGGGTGGGTCTGGATCTACTAATACGACAGGTGGAAATGGATTTGGGGTAGCAGGTAATAGCAATAATGGTGGTTCAGGAGGTGGTTCTTTTCCTTATTGTGGTGGTGGTGGCGGTGGAGGAGCTGGAAGCGCCGGGGGAAATTTTAATAGTGGAACAAGCACTCCCGGAAGCGGAGGGGCTGGTTATGCTTCAACTCTTTCAGGGTCTTCTGTAACGTATGCGGGAGGCGGAGGTGGCGCGTTTTATAATGGCTCTACAACTGGATTATTAAATAATGGTGGATCTGGAGGTGGAGGTAGTGGGGTAGCAGGGCTGGGTACTGGATCTGACGGTCAAGCTGGAACTGGAAGCGGTGGCGGAGGATCTTCAGGAACATCAGTGTCTACTGGATTTATAAGCAATGGTGGTGGTGGCATTGCAATTTTAGTGTTCAATTAAGGTAAAAGAATGAAACCTGAAAAAGGGAAGCTATACAAATTATATGGGATTAACGTGGCAGTAGAAATGTTACGTCCGGGTGCATTGTGGGAATTTGATGGTCAAAAGTTTACTAGATGGGACGATGCGCGTCCTTGTCCTACACCACAAGATGTTTTTGATGTAATGGAAAAAATTAAGAATTTTGAAGATTCCATAGACACAATTTATACAGCAGAACAGTTAGCTAAATTTAATGAAGATGAACAAAACTTTTTGAAAGCTACCGAAAAAGTAGAGGTTTAAAATGGCGCACTTTGCAGAACTAGATAGTAATAATGTTGTTATACGAGTTGTTGTTGTTAACACAGAAGATACTTGTGATGCGCACGGAAATGAAAAAGAATATATAGGTGCAGCTTTTTTAGAAAATTTGCTAGGAGGAACTTGGAAAAAAACAAGTTATAACTCGGCTGGTGGTGTCCATAAATTAGGTGGAGAGCCATTCAGGGCAAACTATGCGGGTATAGGGTCTATTTACGATCCTATTAATGATGTGTTTTACTCACAGCAGCCATATCCTAGTTGGACTATTTCTGCACCTGATTGGATATGGAAATCACCTGTTCCTATGCCGCAAGATAATAGCCCATATGCTTGGAATGAAACAAATAAAGCATGGGATAAAGTTGGATAGACGTGTTTAAACTTGATCATGAAACAATATTGATATGGCTTCTTGTATACGTTGTAGGTATATCAGGAACGGTTGGGGCAGTATGTAACTTTGATGTGATCCCGTGTGAGCAGACGGGTGACACAACACAATGGACGCTTCAACTCATAGCTGTAGTGGTATCACTACTGGCTGGACGGAAAAATGAATAATGGACATCATAGACCTTGTATCCAAGATATGGCCCATAGCAGTTGGGTTTGTCACATTAGTCATTGTGTTGGCAAAAATGGATGCGCGGATAACTACGCTAGAAGATAAAGTTAAAAGTATTTTTGAGCTTTGGAATCATCACATTGATAAAGGAAAAGATTAATGGCTGATTGGATTGA